GTTGGCAGTACACCAGTCTTCGAAAGGCGCACGCTCTTCAATACAGATACCGTACTTATCCATGTAAGTAAGGATGTCTTGTTCGTTAAGTTGAGTAGCCATGACTAACTCCAATGAATGAATTCATAACTAATGCGGAGCATCGTTGAAAAAGGACCACTCCCTTTAAGGAGTGGTAATGAAACTGAAGTCACAAGCAGACCTGCCTGTTACTCTTTCAACATCGAACAGAGCCTCAGCTTCTGACTCGGCATAGATATCAACAACGTTCAGTTGATCATCAATGAAGATGTAAAGATCCATGGTGCTCTCCTAAATACGGCAACATTGCCACTCCTCATGCGGAGCATTTAGGTTAGCGTCTGTCTATGGGTGAATAGAGGGTATGTGTATTAGTTAGGATGTGTGTGTGTATGCATTGCCTAGTAGTACAAGCAAGCAGCAATATGCAGGGTGTGTATCGGTAAGGTAGGAAGATATAGTTAGTTAGTGATTACTAACATAAATTAAGAAGGTGTACTACCTAAGGCATATAACTACTACTCTTTCTATCTAGGACTGACTATCTTGGGCCCTTTGTGTAATGTGTAATGTGTAGTTGTGTAAGGTTAAAAACCTCCCCGTTAAGGGAGGCTACTACTACTCGACAGATGCTACTGCTGCTAGACGGGCACGCTCGCGCTTGACCCGGTCTTCGCGACTGATCTCGCTGAGCTGTGCAAACACAGTCACCTCTGACTCTACCCACTTGCCAGCTTCCTCGAAGGCACCAGCATAGTGGTCGACACCCTTAAAGATACGGGTGAGGGAACTGAAAAACGCATCAAACATTGCTCTCATGGTATAACTCCTAGGATTAGGCACAATTGCCACTGCTACGCGGGACGCGGCTTTTGGGGGGGGGGGGAGGGTTAGTTTTTAGGTTAGACCTAGTAAGTACTGAGTTAGTACCTAGATTAGAAAAATCCTGTAGACCTGCAACTCTCTGAAATAATATTTAATTCAAACAGTATTTCTGTCTAGTGTCCGGCATCCAGTAAGTGCGGCCTACCTCGTGCGTGCCTACTAGTACTCTTGAACACTGTTGGTAACTGCGGTACTTCCAGGGAGTCCAGTAAGCTACCTTCATTAGGATAAGTTCCAGTGTCTTAATCTGGGCAGTGAATTCTCTCTCCTCAACTTCCCTCATGCTATTGCCTCCAGGTCTTTATATTTCACAAATAATACTGTTTTTCACGCAGGCTCCTCGTGTGTAAGACCAGGTAACACCCAGTCAAAGTACCTATCCCCTGCGCCTGCTGCCTTAGCGGCAGCGATAGAGGGGTAGATGTGCAGTCCGTAGATGTGCCTGGCGTGATGGACGTAGTAGATCCGACCACCTGCCAGGCGGCGTAGTAGGATGGTGAACACCATGATGTACTTATAGAGGTATTTCATTCTTCAATCTCCATGGGGGGGCTCGGGACGCGGGTAGCCGCAGGCGGACCTGCGGACCGGGCGCCTTAACATACCTGGTTTAATCGGATTATCCATCGTTGTTTCCTTGTAGTTGAAATACCGCTTGTGGCGTGGGCTGGTGTACAGGCGTGGGTGCCGGCTGTACTCTACCGGTTGGTTTGGTCATGCCCTCAGGGGCTAAGCCAGACTCCCACACCTCGTCCTTTCCTAAGTAGGTCATGTGTATGCGCCGGCCGCCTTTGAGTGTTACGCGTTCGCGCGCGAACCACCCGGCCCTTGTCAGGGCCAAGCGGTGTCGCTGCGCCACAGGGAGGTTCCAGCCGAAGTAATCGGCCGCGTCTTCATCTGTGATTACAGCTGAGTCTGTACTGGCTAATCTTAGGTAGTATTCAAATAGCACTAGACACTGAACGTTTAGCTCTCTTACTAGGATCTTACGTTCAGTGTGAGTAAGGGCGTATTTCAACCGGAACCCATCATTGTTCCGTCTTCTAATGTACTTCGCATGGTCTAATTGGGGTGTCATAGGGTGTCCATCACAGATGTGTGATAATCGTAACTGATTCTAATAAGGATGTGTAATGTCAGCCTCTGAGATGTACGTCCGGCGTGGGCAGTTTTGCTCTAAGTTACTGATTTGTAAGGGATTAAGTTTACGGCAACCCTCTTAGATATATAGGGGATGCCAGATGGGTCACCCTGGAAGGTGTTTTAAGCCATGGTTTCTGTAAGTCATTGATTTATATAGAGGTAATGCCTTCCCCTACCCGCCTCGCGTACCTGGCGCTACGCGCCGGCCGCTTCGGCTAGATAGTTAAGAAAAGGTTTTTGGGACAAGTGACAATTATTGCACTACCCCTAACCCTTTTTAGGCACTATCACATGAAAACACTACTCGCCTTATGTTCTACCAGCTAGGGACCCGGTCAAAGCGGAAGCTGAGCACAGTCAAGGTTAGGCTACAGGACGTAGTAAACCTGGCGATACAGCTAACTGACGTTGATTTCTCTGTGGTGGAGGGAATCCGTACCCGCGAGAGGCAGTTGTTCTTATATAACAATGGCTTATCGTGGACTATGGACTCCCAGCACCTGCTAGGTAGGGCCGTAGACATCTACCCCTGGGTAGATGGCAAGACCTCACACGACCCAGAGCATTACCGGCGCATAGCTAAGGCCATGTTTGATGCAGCCCAGCAGCTGGGTGTGCAGATTGCCTGGGGTGGCTTCTGGTATGACGAGAACCTGGACATGCCGCATTGGGAGTTACAGATCGGATGACAACGGATACCGTAATTTACCTACCGGACTTAGAGGCTGACCGTACGAAGGATGATGAGATCGTTGACCTGAAGAAGCAGATCATTGACCTGCGTGTGCGTCTGGACACCCAATCTATCATGTTGCAGCAGTACATGGTGAGCGAGAACAACTGACAGTCGCCTTAGGACCACCAAGTCCCCTCTTCGGAGGGGCACCAAACAAAACTCAGAAAAACATTTTGGCACTACCTATAGTCGGCCGATAAGTTAACTCGGAAGAAGACTATGTCCACTCTACCGTTGACCGCAGATGAGCTCAGAGAAGCTCTTCCAGCTAAGGTAAAGAAATCCATTAACCAGCAGTTGATCGACCAGATCAACAACGTCATGGCTGATCCGGATACGTATGAGCAGTACAGGGAGAACCTGTTGAGCTACGCGTCTGTCATGGCTGATGGCAGATTCAAGGTAACCAACTACATCACTGCGGTGAAGTATGTCAGCTACAAACTCCAGGGCCGCACTAACACTGCTGCGTTCGAGCTGACCTTCCCCGATAAGGTGAAGGACTGGCATGCCCGGGCAGTTGAGCCTAAGAACATCTCCAGCTATATCACTGCCTACAACAAGTCGAAGCTGGTCTCTCTATTGATGGAGCAGACCATGACCCCGGTGTGGGTCCTGAACCAGGATCTATATCAGCAGGGTATCAATACCCTGGCAGAGCTCATGCTGACCGCTAATAGCGAGAAGGTACGATCGGACTCCGCTAGCGCCCTGCTTACACAGCTGAAGCCACCCGAAACCAAGAAGATTGAAATCGATGTCGGCTCCACTGAAAGCGAGACGATCAAGCTATTGCGTGAGGCTACCCTGGAACACGTGGCAGGGCTACGTAAGAACATCCAGGCCGGTGTCATGAGTGCAGAGGACGTGGCGAAGAAGCCATTAATTATTGATGTAGAAGCTGAGGTGGTTGATCCATGAGTTCCCTTACCGACGCCGACTTCGACCTGGTTAAGGCCCTGAAGGTAGAGGATTACCTGAAGACGATCAGCTACGTCGATGACCCGCACTATGTTCCCAGCGAATTCGCCATGGAGTTCGTTGAGTTCATTAAGCTGGTCAACGGTGTAGACGGTGAGGAGAACGTTACCCCACTGGTCCACTATTACATGTTGGACACCCTAACGGAGAATGGCGCACGTATCGTTAACCTGTGCCACCGAGGCATAGCCAAGACCACACTGATGGGCGAATACCTGTTCCTCTACCTGGGGCTTTACGGTGCTATCCCTGGTTTCGGTAAGATTGACTTGGCTTTATACGTATCGGACTCGATCGAGAACGGTGTTAAGAACATGAGGAAGAACCTGGAGTTCCGTTGGGAGAACTCAGAGTTCCTACAGAAGTACATTCCAGTGACCCGGTGGACTGATATCCGCTGGGAGATGCGTAATGCTGATGGCAACATCTTCGTCGTCAAAGGCTACGGCGCCAAGACCGGGGTCCGGGGTGCCAAGGAGATGGGCAAACGCCCCCAGCTAGCAGTACTCGATGACTTGATCAGTGACGAGGACGCGAGATCAGCTACGGTGATCTCAGCGGTCGAGGACACGGTCTACAAGGCTGTCGACTACGCCCTACATCCCAAGAAGAACCTGGTAATCTGGTCAGGTACCCCCTTTAACGCTAAGGACCCACTGTACAAGGCTGTAGAGTCTGGGGCCTGGGCTGTCAACGTATTCCCTGTCTGTGAGCAATACCCCTGCACTCGAGAAGAGTTCCGCGGATCCTGGCCGGACCGGTTCACCTACGACTACGTGGTAACCCAATACGAGAAGGCCAAGAAGCTAGGCAAAATCGATACGTTTAACCAGGAATTGATGCTCCGGATCATGTCAGACGAAGATCGGCTGATTCAGGACAATGACATTAAGTGGTACAAGCACGAGTCAGTGGTCAATAACCGACCTCGCTTTAACTTCTACATCACCACTGACTTCGCGACCAGTGAGAAGCAGTCATCTGACTTCTCGGTCATTAACGTCTGGGCGATCAACAACCAGCGTGACTGGTACTGGGTCGACGGTATTTGTAAGCGTCAGCTGATGGACGAGAACATCAATGATCTGTTCCGCCTGGCACAGCTATGGGCACCCCAGGAAGTGGGTGTCGAGGTTTCTGGCCAACAGGGCGGGTTCATCCCCTGGATTGAGGATCAGATGCTGGTCCGCAATATCTACTTCACCCTGGCGTCGGAGGGTAACTCGAGCGCTCCAGGTATCCGGCCGACGACTAATAAGATGCAACGCTTCAATACGGTTGTTCCATGGTTTAAGGCAGGAAAGATGTACTTCCCCAGGGAGCTGGCCTCCGGCCAACCCCTTACGGAGATGATGGAGGAACTAAGCCTGGCATCGCCAGGCGGGTTCCGGAGTAAACACGATGATGAGATCGATACCGTTTCCATGTTGGGCCTAATGACGGTGTGGCCTCCAAGCGAGGAAGCAGTAAGTTCAGAAAAATCAGATGGTTTGTGGGAGATTGACGACATTAACGAGGCCGATGAGGCCTTAGAATCCTATATCGTATAGAGGGCACTATGAAATTAATTGATATCTTCAACCAGCTGGCTTATAGCGAACTGCGTAACGTGTTCTTCGGGTCGGGCCCCGTCAATGACGGAGAAGACGGTGTACCTACTGCAAATATGCATAAGTTCATCCCCTCTATCCAGGCTGGACTAACCGAACTGCATAAACGCTTTCTCCTTCGGGAGGGCACAACGACCGTCACTCTGACTGGAGCCACATCTTATACAGTGACCCCAGAGGCTGGCGAAGCGTTGATGAAGATCGAGCGGGTCTACGGCACATACAACGACTCGGTATACGATATTCCACTGAATGAGATCGGCAACGATAAGAGCATACGCACGTCTGTCTACGATACCATTCTGGTGCCCACCGATACCGATCTGGCGCCTTGGCTGCTGGAAACTACTGTGCTGACGGTGGTGTACCGTGCTGACCATCAGACTATTGACACGGATGCAGCCATCGCTGCCCCGGTCACCTGGGATATTGATTTACCTCAAACCCATCTGTGGCCACTGGTCCTATTCTGTGCCAGCCGGGCAATGAACCCTATGGGGTCAGGTGGTGAATTTCATGAAGGGAACAACTACTGGAGCCAGTTCGAGGCAGCATGTCAGCAGCTCGTGACACATAATATGTCTATCGATTCGGACTATGAGAACACAAAACTCGTCGATCGAGGCTTTGCTTAAGCATTAATATCAGAAAAGCATTTTTTGGGCTGATACGTTACCTCGTAATTCTACTCTAACGAGATAACATTGATGGAAGCAGCGGCCCTATTAGCAGACCCTGATCAGCAATCGGACATCACGCCTGAAGGCTGGACCAATGCCCCCACCTTGGCTGATCTTAAGCAGGAGCAGACGGACTCCAAGAATGCCTTCGATACACAGAAGGCTAAGATCCGTGAGTGGTTAGATAACCTACACCTGGTGGGCAGTGCCAAGATTAGCCCGCCAAAAGGGTACTCTCAGATACAGCCTAAGTTGATTCGAAAGCAGGCAGAGTGGCGGTACCCTGCCCTATCTGAACCGTTCCTCGCTACTGACAATCTATTCACCCTCAGACCTGTTACCTGGGAAGACAAAAACTCCGCTGAACAGAACCAGCTGGTGCTGAATAACCAACTCAGTACCAAGATAGATAAGCAGGCGTTCATTGATGAGTTCGTGCGTGCTACTGTCGATGAAGGTACCGCTATCGTTAAGCTCAGCTGGGACTTCGAAGAAGAGACAGTTACTGAGCAACAGCCCATATACGACTATACGCCGGCGCCTCAGTTGGGTGAGCTATTCCAGGAACTGGAAGCCATGCAACAACGTAACCCAACCGGTTACGACTCAGAGGTCCCCGAAGAACTACAAGCTGCTCACGCAGAATCCAAGGCACGTCAGTCCCCCGTTGAAGCAGTTGTAATCGACTATGAAGAGGTCGAGGTAACCAAGACTACAAAGAACGCCCCGTACATTGAAGTCTGTGACTACCGTAATGTCATGCCCGACTTCTCTTGCCTGGGTAACCTGGATAAGGCTGGCTTTGTGATACACAGCTTTGAGACCACCTCCAGTGATCTTAAGAAGTCAGGCAAATACCAGAACCTCGACGCAATTAACATTGAAGGTGCGTCGGCTCTGGCCGACCCTGACCATGAGATCGATGACGAAGAGATCAAGGGATTTCAGTCCAAGGACCTATCCCGTAAACGCGTTGTTGCGTATGAGTACTGGGGCTATTGGGACTATGACGGCAGCGGTATTGCTAAGCCAATCATAGCTACCTGGGTGGAAGGAACGATGATCCGCCTGGAAGAGAGCCCTCATCCGGATGGCAAACTCCCCTTCGTCTTCGTACCTGCACTGCCCGTCAAAGGTTCCCTGTATGGGGAACCAGACGGTGAGCTCCTGGTGGATAACCAGAAGATCATTGGTGCAATCACCCGAGGCATGGTCGATACCATGGGCCGGTCAGCTAATGGCCAGATGGGCACCCGTAAGGGTGCACTTGATGCGATTAACCTACGCCGGTTCCAGACAGGCAAAGACTACCAGTACAACGGCAATGTGGATCCCCGTATGGCGTTCTACATGCATCAATACCCTGAGATCCCTACATCTGCCCAGTTCATGATAGAGCTGCAGAACTATGAAGCTGAATCTATGACGGGTGTGAAGGCCTTCTCTCAAGGCATCAACTCAGGCTCCCTGGGTGAAGTAGCCACAGGCATCACTGGTGCACTCGACTCCGCGGCTAAACGCGAGACGGGATTATTGAGACGACTGGCTTCCGGCATGACAAAGGTCGGCCGAAAGATCATCAGCATGAACAGTGAGTTCCTGGAAGACGAAGAGATCATCCGGATCACCAATGATAACTTCGTTTCTATACGAAGAGATGACTTGGCAGGCAACTTCGACCTCATCATGGACATCAGTACAGCTGAAGAAGACAACGCTAAAGCCAGCGAACTGGCAATGATGTTGCAAACCATGGGGCCTAACGGTGATCAGGAAATGACTCGAATGATACTTCGGGACATTGCGATACTCAGAAAGATGCCAGCCCTGGCAGAAAAAATTGAACAGTTTCAGCCAACACCTGACCCCGTCCAGCAACAGCTCCAGGCGCTTGAAATGGAGAAGCTTCAGGCTGAAATTATGAAGATTAAATCCGAGACTGCAGAGAACTTTACTGATGCTGATCTTAATAGCGCGAAGGTAGACACAGAGTCTGCTAAGCAGCGCCAACTGGGCAGCTCAGCCGATAAGCAGGACCTGGACTTTGTTGAACAAGAGTCTGGTGTTAAGCAAGAACGCGATAAAGAACTACAGGGCGAACAGGCCCGAGGGAACATGGCACTGGAGAAGGTTAAACAAGGTGCGCAGTTACAGAAGTACATGAACGGTGAAGCAGCTAAGTAAAAATAACTAAGAAAAAGGTTTTTCCTTTAATTACAGTCCGCTACGACAACCTGTTAACTAACTAGCAATGATAGGAATCCAAGCATGAGTGAAGTACAGACAGAAGTGACTACTGACGATATCGAGCTTCGAATTGAAGACGCAAGAGCAGCTGTTAAAGAAGCAGATGCACTAGCACGTTTGTTAAAGAACCCCGATTGGAAGCTAGTCATCAGTGACAGTTACTTCAGAGACCACGCAGTACGATTGGTTGAATATAAGGCGAGCCCCGCAGCACAGACTGAAGAGACTCAAGCCTCAATCCTAGCGAAGATAGATGCTATCGGTGGACTCCAACAGCACCTTAGAGCTGTAGAGGCATTTGGTGAAGGAGCACGCCAGGCCATCATAGACGGTCAGGAAATGATCGATGAAATGCTCGCAGAGGGGGCAGCCTAATGTCTGGCGCCGCTGCAGCAGCGGAAAGTGCAGAACTGGTTAACGATATCTTCAGCACGTCCGATGAAGATTTTGCTACGCGCGGCGACGACTTCCTTGCGCCTCCTGAAGTGGCTGAGGATGAAGTAATAGACAACACGGACGGACTCGAGGATGAGGCGTCAGCCTTAGCCGACGAGGACGTCACAGATAACGATGAAGAGGACAATGAAGAAGAGAGTACTGAGATTGAAAGCGAGGCTACGTCTGAAGAGGATGAAGTTGGCGAAGGAGACGAGGGAACTGACAGTACAGACGAAGAAGCGTCTGACGAGGAAAGTACTGAGTCCGAGGATGAGAGCGAGTCTGATCAGAGCGAGACTGATGAATCCACGATTGACTATGAGAAAGAATACAACAGCCTCTTAGCTTCGTTTAAAGCTAATGGGAAAGACATGAAGGTGGACAGCGTCGATGACGCTAGAAAGCTCATGCAGATGGGCGCGAACTACAACAAGAAGATGTCCGCCCTGAAACCGAATATGAAAGTGCTGAAGACGCTCGAGAAACATGAGCTGCTCGGCGAAGGCAAATTAGATTTTTTGATTGACCTTAACGAGGGTAACCCGGACGCGATAGCCAAACTGTTGAAAGACAAAGGCATCGACCCGATGGAACTGAACCTCGAAGAGGAAGGTAATGATTATCAACCGGCCCAACGCAGTGTTGATGACCGAGAGGTTGAACTGGATAGCGTCCTTGACGAGCTTAGCGGCTCCGAGACCTATGACCGGACCTTGAATGTTGTTGGAACTGAATGGGACAACCAGAGCAAACAGATCGTAGCTGAACAACCGCAACTGTTGAAAGTGATAGATGACCATATGGCTAATGGTATCTATGACTTGATAAGTACTGAGGTGGAGAAGGAACGAGTGTTTGGGCGTTTAAGCGGTGTTTCTGACATCCATGCGTATAGGCAAATAGGCGATGCAATGCAAGACAGTGGTGCATTCAATCATCTGTTCTCGGAAGAGACAGCAACTGATAGAAGCTCACCAAAGGCGGCAGCTCCAAAACCTAAAGCTAAGGATGATTCGAAACGGCGGGATAAGCGCAGGGCTGCAAGCCCATCCAAACCAGCTGCTCCCTCATCAGGCAAAGCGGACTATAACCCGCTGAATATGTCTGACGAGGAATTCGAGAAGCTAGACCCTAGTCTTATGTAAGGAACAGAACAATGGCTTTAGAATATAATGATCCCGTTGGAGGCACAGCCTCCACGATTGGTTCGCAGATCCGGACTGATCACTTTATCAAAAAGGCGCTTATCGAAGCACGAAAGTCACAATACTTTCTGCCTCTGAGCGGTACACAAAACCTGCCCAAGAATATGGGTAAGAAAATCAAGAAGTATCACTACTTACCTTTGCTCGATGATCAGAACATCAACGATCAAGGTATTGACGCAGCCGGTTTATCCACTGCTGTAGAGATCACGTTTAAGTTCGTACCGCCTGGAGTTACTGCGGCGTCTAACGGCATGAACGTACTGACTATCGTCGGTGAAGGTGCTAACTCTGCAGCTGCTGTCACGGATGCTGAAACTCAGGTACGTCTTGAGAGCATGGTTCAATCAGCTGGTTACGCGCTTACTGCGTGGGATACCGACTGGGATACTACCATCGCTGCTTACGTAGCTGCTGGCTGGACGGTTAACGATACTGTTCAAACTGGTGTTGACGGTGCCGTTTCTGCTGCTGTCCCTGGCACAGGTAACCTGTATGGATCCAGCAAGGACGTTGGCTCAATCCCCGGTAAACTCCCAGCACTGACTGAGAACGGCGGACGTGTTAACCGAGTTGGCTTCAAGCGAGTTGAAGTAGAAGGCTCTATCGAGAAGTTCGGCTTCTTCGATGAGTATAGCCAGGAATCTCTGGACTTCGATTCTGATGCTGATCTGCAGATGCACATCAACCGAGAGATGCTGAACGGCGCTTCTGAAATTACTGAAGATGCCCTACAGATCGACCTGTTGAACGCGGCTGGTGTAGTTAAGTACGCTGGTGGTGCTGCTCAGAACTCAGATATTGACGTTAACGACCTCGTGTCTTACGGCGATCTTCTGCGACTGGACATCGACCTCGACAACAACCGTACGCCTAAGCAGACGAAAGTCGCGACAGGCACACGTCTTGTTGACACACGAACCATCCCTGCAGGCCGAGTCCTGTTCTGTGGATCTGAATTGCAGCCTACCCTGGAAGCAATGACTGATCTTCACAGCAATCAGGCATTCATCGCAGTACAGCATTACGCCGCTGGTACTACTACGTTGAACGGCGAGATCGGCATGATCGGTAAATTCCGCATCGTAGTCGTTCCTGAGATGATGAAGTGGGAAGGTGCAGGTGCGAGCGCTACTGGTAGCGCAACTAACTATGAAACTGGTGGAGCGTTTGACGTATTCCCCATGCTCGTTGTTGGTGAAGGTGCGTTCTCTTCCATCGGTTTCCAGACTGACGGCAAGACAGTGAAGTTCAAGATCAAGCACAGCGAGCCAGGTTCTCCTGAATCGTATGCTAACGATCCGTACGGCGAGCTGGGCTTCATGTCCATCAAGTGGTACTACGGAACGTTGATTGAGCGTTCTGAGCGTATCGGTCTTATCAAGACTGGTGCTTCATTGTAATAACCCTGGGGGTCCTTTAGGGCCCCCATTCTTTTTTGTTAACGGAGAGTAAAACCGCAATGTCTGAAGAAGATAACATCCCAGAAGTACAAGAAGACGAACTCGAGTCACTGAAGACCCGGGCTGCCCAGATGGGTATTCAATTCAATCCTCAGATCGGATTGGAGAAACTACGAGAACGTGTCAATGCTGCCGCCAAAGGTGAACCAATAGTGGCAGAAGCTACAGAGGCACCTGAAACATTCCAGGAGCCCGTTCCAGCAACGCCCGTTACGCCTCTGCCTGTTAAGCAGGTACAAGAGACGGACGCACAACGGCGACTACGATTGAAGAAGGAAGCCAACCAACTTGTACGTGTACGTATTGCGTGCATGAACCCAAACAGACGTGAGCATGATGGAGAGATCTTCACCGCTGGTAATAGTGTTGTAGGCACCTTCAGAAAGATGGTTCC